CGCATCGCCTACGGCTCGCCGTTGGTGCGCAACGGCAGCGGCCTCCTGCCCAATTCCGTTTCCGTTGCGGCTGGCGCGGCCACCCTGCTGGGCATCAGCTACCGGACCGATCGGGATTCTCTGAATCACCGCGAGAACGCCGACCCTTACCTGGGCGGCCCGGCCATCGGCGATGCCGTCAACGTCCTGAAGGTCGGCGCGATCTACCTGCCGGTTTGGGAAGACGTTGCCGTTGCCGTTGCGCTCCGCTACTTCGCCACCGGCGCCAATGCCGGCCAGTGGGGCACTACAGCCTCTGCTGGCAACAGCCTCGCGCTGACGGCTGGCTCCTGGGAGATCGAGCGGCCGGCCAGCGCCGGTGGCCTGATCGTCCTGCGGATCAACACCCCGCAGGCCATCGCCGTCACGGCTGACGCCTGATCACCGCATCAATCCCACCATCTCGACCACTTAACGCCCTGGAGGCAATTCAATGAGCCATCGAACCGATGCCGACGCTTACCAATCCGGGGCGTTTCTGGCCGACCAACTGCAGCACCTCATCCCTGGAGTGCTGCGCAAGCCCTACGCGGAGATCGTCTACCCCCGCATCTGCCCAGTCAGCTATGAGGTGGACCCGGGCGCAACGTCCATCAAGCGCACCATCTGGGACCGCACCGGTGACTTCGATCTGATCGGCGACGCCGCCGACGATCTGCCCCGGTCTGGCACGAAGGTGGGTGAAATCGTCAACGGCATCAGAACCTTCGGCGGTTCGTTCGACTACACCCAGGATGAACTGCTGGCCGCAAAGATGGCCGGCGTTTCGCTCACCACTGAGCGGGCCGACGCTGTGCGCGACGCCTACGAACGCCGCAACAACCTCACATGCTTGTTTGGCCGCGGCGGCACGGGCCTGAAGGGGATGCTGAATCACCCGGCTATCTCCCGCGTTGCTGTCACCGGCAACAACACGGACGCCTGGTTTGACGACGACGACATCACCCCGCAGCAGATGCTCGATCTGCTGAACTTCGGCGTCACCGCGATGCGGGCCAACAGCCGCCAGGTGGAGCAACCCAACACCCTGTTGATGGCTGAATCTGACCACCGCATTGTAAGCACCACCTGCCGTTCAACCACCGACAACACATCGGTGCTGGAGCTGTTCCTCAAGCAGAACCCCGGCATCACTTCGGTGGAGCCGATCAACGAGCTCGATCCAGCCAACAGCGGCGGCAACCTCACCGCCAAGCGGATGCTGTTCTACCGGAAGGATCCGACCAAAGGCAAGTTTCACATCCCCTTGAAGCTCACCTTTTTGCCCCCGCAGCCCAGAAACCTGAAGTTCATTGTCCCTTCGATGAGCAAGATCGGCGGCTTCATCCCTGACTTCCCGCTGGCCTTCATCTACATCGAAGACGGCGGCAACACCTGATCCGGTTTCCTTCGCAGCACCTCCACCCCTCCGCCCCCGAGCCAATGAGCACTACCCCCTCCAACCCTCCAGTGGCCGCCAAGAGCGCCAAGGATTCAGCACCCGCCGGCCTCCTGGCGATCGTCTACACCCCTGAGGTGAACGAGCCCAGCCTGCAGACCTGCCCCGGGGGCAGCATCTCCTGGGCTTTCGGCCCGATCAACCGGGCCACCACTCTGCGGATCAACCCAGGCCTCAATGGCCCGATTCCCCGCGATCTATGGGAGAAGGCCAAGGCCAGGCCAGACACCCAAATCCTGATGGGTCGCAACATCCTTCAGGAGATCGAGCTGCCGCCCGATGGCGCGGCCGGCCCTGACCTGGAGATCAAGGCCTTGCAAGCGCCGGCTGCCACCCGGCTGATCTACGGCTGCCGCGACACGTCACGCCTGCAACAGTGGCTGCGCGCCGAGGATCGCCAGCAGATCCGCGAGCGCCTGGCCGCTCGAATCAAGGAGCTGGAGGAAGGCAAGCTCTGATGGCCATTCCCACCATGGCGGAGTTCATCGACCGGTTCCCTGAGCTTCAGGTCCACAGCTTCGCCCAGCGGGACGAGGCCCTGGCCGCGGCCGGCCGCCGGTGCCCCGAATCCGTCTGGGCTGATCTTCAGTTCGACGGTGCCGGCTTCTATGCCGCGCACCTCATTGCCTCCCGTGTTCGCGAGGTGGGGGCCCAGGTGGGCCAGCCGGTGCAAAGCGCTGGCAGCGGCCTGCTCTCCACTCATTACGGCCAGCAGTTTGACGAGCTCTCGCAGTGCTTGCCCTGCACCAGTGGATTCTCAGTCTGATGTTTTCTCCTGAGCCGGCCACCAACTACGGCAACCTGGCCAACGCCAGCCTGGCGTTCACCGTGGCTGGGCCTGACCTGACGGTGGACACCACTACCGGCAATGAGGTGGCCAATTCCGTTGTGGTGGAGTACCTCGCCACGTTGAAGGTGAGCAACGCCACATGGGCCAAGCAGGTGGGCGTGGATGAAACCACATTTCCCTGCTCCGGCCGGCTGCTCAGCCCTGCTCAGCTTGATCCGCGCATCGTGTCGGGGAGCAAGGCGGCCGCCGTGATCAACGGCCGGCAGGGGCGGTTTGAGCTACGGGAAGACCTGGGCGCCCCGGTGGGTGCCATGCCGTTGCTTCGCCAGCAAATCACCGGGATTTTCCGGGTCACTGGAGGCCGCGGCGATGGCGCTTGATGCTCAGCTGCAGGGCGTTCTTGACGATGCGTGGGGCCGTTTCAGCGCCTACGTGGATGAACGCCTTACCAAGGAAATCACAGAACCGAAATGGCCATGGCCCAACGGTGAATCACCGCGGGACATCGTGGACACGGGGGACCTGCGCGCTTCCCAGTCCATGACTGTGGCCAGCCAGCCAGGAACGCTCGAGACGAAATACCGGTGGAGCGCCCCCTATGCCCCCACGGTTCACGACGGCGCCGTTTTCAAGGCAACGGACGCCGAAGGGAACGCCCGCACCATGACTGCTAGGCCCTGGACCCGTGAGGTGATCCGGGATCGCGTCAGGCTTCAGACAGCGTTCAAGCTTCACTTCACCATGGCCGCGAAACGCCGGGCCGGCCGCCTGGGGGGGACGCCATGACGGACCCCTGCCTGGTGGAGCTTGGCGCCAGCGTTCGCGAGGTGGCCGACGACCTGCGCGAGCTGTTCGGCGGCCTGCTGGGCACCTACAGCAGGCCAGGCGGGGCCCCCATCCCAGCCTTCTGGGTGGTGACCCCCGGCCAGGTGCGCCCGAGCTTCACAGCGACGGGCATCGAAGCGGTGCTGAACAAGGCCCCGGAGCGCGAGCTTCTGGGCGGCGTGACGCGCACCCTGACGACTATGCGCCGCTGGACCGTCACCTTCACCCAGTTCGACACGGCCAGCGATCTGGAGGCGGTGCGATTGCTCTGCTTCCGGGCATGGCCAACCTCGAACCAACGTCATCAGCCTCAAACTGATGACAGCTATGAGCGGCTCATCACTGAGTTGCCCGACCCAATTCTCACCCTGTCGCTCTAGGAGGAGCTGATTCAAATGGCCGACTTCGCTATCGGGCAAACGTTCATCAAGGCGCACCGCAGCATCCTGCTGATGACGCCGCTCACCGCCCCATGCCGCTACTTCCCCACGCGGGACAGCATGGGCTGGATCACCCGCCCCACCCTTGACACTGGCGACTGGGCGCGAGAGCTCCAGACCGTGAAACAGGTCAGTTTCTCCGTTGACAACAACGACCGAGAGTTCCGACTGATCGGCGATGACGGGTGGAGCGATTCCGTAACCACTGGCAGCATGGTATCTGCCAGCTTCGATACGTTTTTCTCGAAGGCGATCGTTCGGAAGCCGACAGGGAATTGCCCTGAGTTCATCGGCGATTACTCCGAAGAGTTCGGGATTGTTGCGCAAGCCCGCGACAACACCGACTTCGAGGTGTTCATCGAGATGTTCAAAGAGCTTGGCCGCTCTGATGGCGGTTCCGGCAACTACATCTACGATTACGCCGGGTTCAACTGCGCGCTGCGGAACTACAAAGAGCCGCAAACTGCTGAGGATCTGATCAATGTGACCTTCGACGGCAAGAGCCGCGGCCGGGCCGTGTTTGGTCGCTTTGATGCCGGCGGCGCTCCGCTCTCCAGTGGAGCAATCCAAAGCGTGATCCTGGCGACTGATCCAGCCACCGGCGGCCGCCGCTATGCGCTGGCCCCGGCTGACAACGCTACCGACGTAACGGCTACCGGCAACATCACGGTGACCTACACCAGTGATGGCAGCACCGCCCTGCCCCAGCTGGCGCTGGGTGCGAGCGATGGCAGCGGCTTCCGCCTGGAGGTTGCTTCCAGCGGCGTTCAGGTGCCGGCTGCGGTGAGCCTCAACGCTGGCACCGGTGTGGTGACAGTCAACCCAGATGCCACGCTGGGGGCCTCGACCATCTACCGCCTGGTCGCCCGTAACGGTGCGATCGTTCAAGCCGTGGATGCGTCGCTGGTTGCTGATGCAGCTGGCATCCAGCGCCCGCTGGCCGGCTTCGCCAGCACCTTCCGCACCGCGTCCTAAGGACTGGGGCCTCTGGCCCCTTTCCAAGCAATGAACCGTCGCTACCGAGCTCTACAACAGCGCATTGACGCCGCCCGGAAGA